TGAATAATTACCCTCCTACTGGTTATCTTTATACAGCTTTTAATGATGTTTTTCTTTACGGAATATTACATAACGCTTATATGTATTTAAAAGATGATAACAGAGTTGCTATATTTAAAGCTAAATATGATGAAGCAATTCTAGAAGCTAACAAACAAATGAAAACTGTTGGAAGAATTAAAGACGATTCTATTGCTCAATACGGAGGCCCGTTAATCTAATGGCTTCTACTATTGATCAAACAAAGCCAACATCAGGGACAGCATTAACTTCTGACGTAAGGTCTAATTTTGGTAACGCTAAAACTGAAATAGAATCTTCTCTTCGATTGCACAAAGACGCTGCAACCGCAGGCGGGACTTATAATGTCTTAACCGCAACTTACGCACCAAGCCCTACTTTAGAAGATAAAATTAGAGTTCTTTTAAAAGTACCTGATTTAGATTCTGCAAGCGGAGGTACAGGTAACACAGCAGAGTCAACTCTTTCTGTAGATGGCGGGGCAGCTAAAACAATAAAACGTCAAGATGGATCGGCTATTATTGACGGTCAGATAAAAAAAGGAATGTATTTGGATCTAGTTTATGATGGAACTAATTGGATCTGGTTGGACTCTGTTAGCTCTGTAGTTGTTGAAGACATTAAAATTATCACCTTAAAAGCTTTATACCCTGCACAATCTATTTATATAACTGCAAACGGCACTCATAACACAGCATCCGCTGTAGCTACATTTTTTGGGTTTGGAACTTGGGTGGCTCATGGCGAAGGCAGAGTCTTAATAGGGGTAGGCGGCAACGGTACAAATACTTACACTTTTGGGGCTGGAACAGGCACTACTGGTGGTGATGACAATGTAACTCTTACTACACAAAATATGGCTTCACATAGGCATATGCTTCTTACTGGAAATCATATTTCAAGAGGCGCGGGATCGCCAACTTCTGATAATGCTATTCCTAGAACAGGCGGTGACTCAAGTGGATCTTATAATTACCAAATATGTAATGATAACACTGGTGCTGAGCCAACATTAGGTAAGTCTAGTACAATCAGAGATGCTGACGCTGATACTTTTACGCAGACAGCAGTAGATAGGCGATCTTCCTACCAGGTTGTGTATATGTGGAGGAGAACAGCATGAGTTCACAAATAAACTCCACAAAACCAACGTCAGGAAATGCTTTAACATCAGATGTTAGGTCTAACTTTGGACACGCTGCTTCTGAGTTAAATTCCTTTTTTAGAATGAGTCAGGAATACAAGTCAACTACAGGCGGCCCAATTGATTATCAAGTTGATTTTGATGATGCTATTACTTTAGTCCAAGGCGATAGATTTACAATACACATACAAAACACTGCTGGCAAAACCAATACTACTACAGCGCCAAGACTAAGCGTAGATGCAGGTAATAATTTTTATGTTATTAAAAGCACAACAGGACAGCCTTTAAACATAGGCGATCTTCAGCAAAATGGAATATATGATATATTTTGGGATGGCGCTAATTTTAGAGCAGTAAATGTATTTAGAGAAGATGATGCGCTCTTTACAGCGATTTTAGGAGTTACTTATCCAGTAAATTCAATAATACATTCTAAAAGCTCAACAAACCCTGGCACTAGCGGATATTTTTACATAGGTGTTTCTTTTGGCACTTGGCAGCTTTATTCGCAAGGCAGAGCGATTATGGGTGTAGACCAGGGGTTGCATTATCCAAATACAGGCTCTTCTGGAGATGCAAACGTAAGTTCAGCCGCTATAAATTCAACTACAAACTTAATGACTGTAAACACTACTGCCGCGCATAATTTCAGCGTAGGTGATACAGCAGTACTTAGTGGGTTTGATACTGTAACAAGCGTTGATCCAGATGGAAGCAAAGTTGTTACGTCAGTTCCAACGTCAACATCTTTTACAGTTGAAGTTACAGGCACGTCTGGGAATCCAGATGCAACAGGAACAAATAGAAAAGCAATCAATACAAGGTTTAATGTAGGCCAAGAAATAGGCGGCTCGTCTACGCACTCCTTAACTGCCTCTGAAATGAATCATAACCATCAGTGGCATGGCACTGTTTCTGGAACTGAAGATCACAGGATAGACTTAATTGGTGACAATAATGGTAAAGGAAGTTATAACGCAAATGCAAACTTAGTAGAGTTTCCAGACGCAGCCTCATTATTTAGTAACTATTATACAGACAACAACAGAGACATTACTGGTGCGGATGACAGACCGCATTTTGACACTATATCGCCTTATATAGCGACTTATATTTGGGTTAGGACAGCTTAATGCCATTTGAAACAGATAAAAGCAATGGGTTTAAATTTGACGCATCGGATCTTCTAAAGACTGGTGTTTTCCCAGAAGCTTTTGACCGAAGAATTCCTATGTGGGAAACCGTAAACGGTGTTCAATACACTGAGTTTGGGATGAAGCGCAAAGCTGGCAGATCAATTCCTTTGGCTGATTTCGGTACAGGTTTAATTAGAGGAATAACTGCTACAAGAGAATCTATTCCTGTAAACGGAACTTTAACTCCCGATAAAACAGCTTATGCAGGAAGTCTTACTAAGTTATACAGATATAGAAATTTATCTGATGCAGCAATAGATGTTTCTGCTGGAAAAACATACGGGCTTTTAGCAGACACTGCTGCAACAACTTGGACTTACGGCCCTGATGCTGGCGGGCAAGCTAATAACGTAGACATTTGGGATGGGGGCGATACAGTTTGGGACTACGGTGTAAACGAAGCTGAAACTTGGTCATTTGCTACTTTTGGCAGTTTTGTTATGGGTGCTAAAGGATCTACGCAAGCGCAGATTAAAAAAGGTCACGAAACATTTGCAGATTTTTACAAAGGCAAGCCCAGCGGGTTTACTATATCTACGCCTGGTATTAACTATGCGGTAGGCGACACTATAGTAAATATGGAATTAGAAGGAACGGCTACAAATACAAATGTTGATGTAACTGTCACTACTGTATCTGGGGGAGAGGTCACAGGTATAAAAGTAAACAGTTATGGTGATTACACAGCATTTACAAATAGCAATGTAATTGATGGAGGCACTGCTACTCGCCCTTCAGGTGGATCAGCAGGAACGGGATTAAAGCTAACAATTCAAACGCCTGATTGTCAGTTTGATGGGGTTAAGATTTTTCATAAACAAGGGCCGCATATGCTGGCTTTTAATTACAACAGAACTAGAGCAGATTTAACTGTACCATCAATAGAATATCCAACTAGCTTTGCCTGGTGTTCAGCAGATGATTTAGACATTTGGGAAGCTGGTGCTGCTAATACAGCAGGTAGTTTACAAATAAGAGAAGCAAACACACCTATCGTTTGTGTGGCACAATTAGGTAATGCGTTAGCTGCATATACAGAAAACCAAATGTTTATTATTAACTACGTTGGGCTGCCTAACATATTTGGTTACAGGCCAGCGCTAGAAAACAACGTAGGCGCTGTTTCTCCTCATGCAGTTGTAACCGTAGGTAGAAAAAATTACGGATTATCAAGAGATGGTTTTTTTGTAACAGACGGAGCCAGTGTTAAGATGATTGGCAGAGAGTCTGGGATGAATGAATTCTACAGAGAAAACATTGCTTTTACTTCGTCTTCTCAACTAGGCATTGTTGTAGCTTACGACAACTCTAAAGAAAATGAAGTTGTATGGGCTATGCCTAAATCCTCGTTGGATATAAAGCAAGAAATATATTATAACTACAAAACAAATCAATGGGGAATGCGAGATTCTAACAGAACAGCATTTTTAGAAAGGGGTGTTTTTAATTACCCTATCTCTGCAGATGGTGAATGCAAAATATACTACGAGGGAAGTAGGCCAGATTTGCCGCCAGGAACGGTTGTTTCTGCAATTACTAAGTCGCATGATTTTGGAGATGCTGATAGAATCAAAGAGCTTTCAGCAATGCGTGTAGGCAAGGAAGGTAAAGGATCTCCACAAATATCTATTGCATCTACCAGTACAATTGATGAAGTGCCAGATTTTTCAACAGGAGATTCTTTTACTATAAATAACACATTTGAAAGTTTCCCACTAAGAACTGCTGGCAGATACATTCATTTAAAGATTGAAAGCGTAGATGGTAATGATTGGATAATAACTGATATGGTTGTGCAGGGAAGATTTGAGGGTGACAGGTAATGACTAATTTACCTGAAGAGTATGATCGTGTAACAATAGAAGAAGAGTTAAGAGATTTAAGGCAAATAATTGATGACTTAAAAACTTTTAACTTTTTTATACCTTTAGCGGATGCGCCTGTAAACCCCAAGGTTGGAACTGTTGCTTATAATGACGGCAATGGATCAACATTTGGCTCGTCTTCAGAAGGGCTTTACAGATATGGCAGCAATAATGCTTGGCATAGAATAGGCTAGGAGAGAGATATGTACCCAACAGTGAGAAAGATTTTAACAATAGAAGATCAGCAAAAGACTATAGAAGCAGCAATAGGCGATAACGACAACATGACCTGTCCAACGCATGTTGTAGAAAAAAACGGTGAGATAGTAGGAGCCTGGTCTTTAGCGGGAATTCCGCTAGTAATGGTCTGGCACAAGTCAGACGCAGTTAGTGTAAGAGAAAGTTTAATTTTAAAAAATACATATGATTCAATTATGAACGATAGGGGTACGCCAGCTTATTTTATAGCTTGCAACGACAAATCGAATTACATAAATCATATGGAAAAATTTGGCTACAAACCAGTGTGGCCTACCAATATGTTTATAAAGGAATAAATTATGTGTGGCTCAGACGTACCATCAGATACTACTCAAACCAGTAGGCCGTTTCCAGCACAGGAAAGGGCTTTAACTCGTTTGTTTGGGTTATCAGAAGAAGCTTTTAATAGAGGTGGGATGCAGTTTTTTCCAGGCCAAACAGTTGCTTCAATGAACCCTAACATAGAAGCTGGTCAGCAAATGGCTTTAGATGCTGCAAATGCACAGTCAGCGTTAGGTATGGCTGGAGCTAGATCAACTGCTGCAATGCTTGATCCTACATCTGAGCAATCACAAGCTGTAATGAATCCTTTTATTGCTAAGCTTCAAAGTCAAATTCTTCCAGGAATAGGAAGTCAAGCAATACAGCAAGGCGCGTTTGGTGGTGATCGACAAAGAATCCAGGAGCAACAAGCTGCTGAGGCGACCGCAGGAGCCGCTACACAGGCGATGCTTAGAAACCAGGCTCAAGCTATGTCTGCTCTTCCAATCTCTCAGAGAGCGCTCCTACAGCCTTCTCAAACGGTTGCAGGTGTTGGTGGTCAGCAAATGGGTTATGACCAAGCACTTATTGATGCTGCGAGAGAACGGTTTGCGTTTAATCAAGAGGCTCCACAAACAGCTCTTGACCGTCTTGCTAGTCGTATTACAGGTGTTAACCTTGGCCAAATATCAACCACTTCAGGTGGTGGCGGTGGAGGCGGCTCAGATTTAGCTGGCGCTTTAGGTCTAGGTTTAGCTGGTTACGGACTATTTAACTCACCAACAAAATTACCAGGATAAATTATGCTTTTTTCACTGGCAGGCGGGAACTCAAACGAAACTTTTTTTGGCGCTGGCTCTGACGATGATTTTAGCGCAACAGCAGCGGGAATGATTTTTGCTGATGATGCTCAAAGAGCAAACTTAAATATTCCAGATATGAGCAAGGCAGAAAGAAAAGCTGCTTTAGATGCTGTTTTTGGTTTGCTTCCTCAGATGGGTTACGGAATGGATTTTAACAATCAACAAACTCCTATGTTTAATAATTACCAAGGAATGACCAGCGCTCCTATGTACCAAGGATCAGGCCAGAGTTCAGGAATGCTAGGAAATGCTGCATCTATTGGGCAACAGCAGATAGCGCAAGGCCAGATTATGAACCCAACTATAGCAAAAAGTATCTCTAAATGACGTATAAATATTTTAAAATAGAAGATTTTGATTGTCAGGAAACTGGCAAAAACAACATGAGCGAAGGGTTTATACATAAACTTGACGAGCTTAGAGAGGCTTGCGGGTTTCCTTTTATTATTACGTCAGGGTATCGAGATCTTTCTCATAGTGCTGAAAAGCATAAATCTAAAGGCGGGCAGCATACTTTAGGTATTGCAGCAGACATTCGCATTCATCACGGAGCTGATCGCTACATTATTGTACAAAATGCACTTGCAATGGGTTTTACAGGAATAGGTATTGCTAAAACATTTGTTCATGTAGACGTAAGAGACACAACACCAGTTATTTGGAGCTACTAAAATGCCATTACCACTAATACCACTAATGTTAGGTGGTGCTGCAATAGGTGCAGCTACAGCAGGAAAAGACAAAAAGAAAGGCGCACTTAAAGGCGCTTTATTTGGTTTGACGCTTGGGGGCGCTTCAGCTTTACCAGGAATGTTAGGAGCCAAAGGTGCTGCTGCAACAACAACAACTGGTGGTAAATTGGCAAGCAGTAAAGCATTAACAGACGCAATGGCAGCAGGTAAGGCTGCCTCTGTTCCTGTAGTAGAAAGCACGTCTGCTGCTGCATTAAAGGCAGGCGCTCCAACTACCGCAGCAAAAGCACAAACGGCAAATCAACTTAACAGTATTGCGTTACAGCAACAACAAAATAGCATACTAGATGCAGTTGCACAGTCAGGCGGTCAAATGTCTTTAACTCCAAAGTCAATAGCTACTTTGCAACAAGGTGGAGGCATGGGTGGAGCGTTTAGTCCTGCTACTGGCGCTAGTCAATCGACTTTATTAAATGCTTATAATGCAGGCCCAGGAGCATTGTCTGGCAACCAATTAACTGCTGCAACCTTAGACAAAACATTGCAAGGAAGTGCTAAAAGTTTAGCAGCTGCAGAACCTGCTGGAATGGGATCAAAACTATTAACTACCGTTAAAGAAAAACCTTTAGAAACTGCTTTTATGATGAGCATGCTTGGTGGCGGTGGAGGCCAAGGAAGCTACGCTGTTAGTGGTGGCGGTGGCCCAACTTACGGTGGACAACAACAAGTGCAACCTTATGCACCAGCAGAGGATAGACTTATAGCTGCTGGAGGTAAAAGTGACGGAACACCTGAGTTTATTCCTAAAGGTAATTTTGAAGTAAGCCAGGCAATGAAAGAAGAAGAATACATGAGAATGATGAACAGAGGTATGATCTAGTGGCTGAACCTAACGCATATGATAATTACATTGCTATGCTTCAAAATCAATTGGCGCAACAAGATGCTTTAGAGCAAGAAAGATTAGCATTATCACAAAAGCAAAGAGATACCTTAAACAGGCCAGTAAGGTATGGGTTTATGAATGAAGGCCAAACTAGCCTTGAAGCTTTTAAAAACCCTGATGCAGCTCAAAGTAGAGCTATTTTTGATTTTGGAACAACTTTATTGGCTTCAGATCCAAATAAAGCATTGTCACAGCGAGTAGGAGCTGCTTTGGGTGCTGGCGTAGAAGGAATGGATAAAGTTCGCAATAAAGAGATGGCAAGAGACATGGCTTTTTCTAAATTAAATTTAGAAGATTTAGCTGCTAAAAGAGATCTTATCTCTGGAAAATCAAAAATAAGTCAATCAATCTTTACTGCTGGTCAGCAAGAAGAAAGTATGGAGTTAAGAAGAAACGCTGATACTAGAGCTGCAAATTCCGAGGAACGAGCATCATGGCTAAATGGCATACAGAGGCAGAAAAATACGCTTGAAAATCAAAGAGACGGTTTGACAATTGAGCAATTTAATAAAAACGCAAATATTTTCTCTGCAAGGGAAGGACTTCTTACCTTCTACGAGGAAGGCGGCACTTTAGAAGATATTAAAAACGCACAAATATCAAGAAGCCTCGCAGAACAAAACAATATACCTTTAGACCCTCAAGGGCAACCAAAAAATGAAGCAGATCGAGCACAGTTTGAGGATCTTCTTACTCAATTTCTAGGAGCAAAAACCATACCAAACGCAGCATACAATCCTGCTTTAACAAAGTTAGCGCAAGAAGCTGGCGAATCTTTATATTTTGCAGATGGATCAAAAGACGGAGAAGCAGCAAAATGGAAAGCTATGAGCATTGGCGGTGCTACCGCACAACCAGCAAAAGAAAGTGTAACTATGGAAGCGTTTAGAAAAAGTCCAGACTACAACAATTTTTATGCCCAGGCTGAACAACTAATGCAAGATCAAATAAATGCAATGCCTGATGGCGCAGAAAAAGACGCAAAGATTGCCGAGTTTACAGCTTTGTCAGCAGAAGAAAAGAAAAAAACAGCTGATAAAATTGCGCTTAAACTTTCTAAAAGATAAATAGGATTTTAAATGGCAGTAAAACAAAACCAAGCTACAAATTGGGATGATTTTTTTGATATTACAGAAAAAGAACCAACAACAGATTGGGATAAGTTTTTTGGCATCACAGAAGAAGAGCCTGTAGAAGAACTTGTAGAAAAGCCTGTAGTTCAAGCTGAACAAATTGACTCTGTTGATCAACCATCCGATTCTTCTGTTGCTGAAATGTACGGCAGCACGTTTGACCCTGGAAGCCTTGCTGATCCCACAAACGTAGGATCTTCTTTAATCGATTTAGCAAAAAAAGGGTTTGATGAGTGGAGTTCATTTAATCTTAATTTAGATGCTCACACTAGAATAAAAACAGCGGAAGATCCTAAAGCAATAGATCCTCAATATTCAGCAGGATTAAGCCCATTTAATCCAGTAGGCGGTTTTAGTGGCCTTATGGCGTTGAGGCAGTTAGAAGAAAGGTATGGAGAGCCAGGAAAATACAAAGAAAAGCAATATGCTAATGCAGCAGAAGACTTACAAAGATCTGCTGAATATTTAAATCGCACCAGAGATGTAGCTCATAGCCCAAGCGTTCAAAGAATGCTAGAAGCGCCTACTTTTGATGAGGCGTTTAGTGCTTTTGCTGAAGATCCAATAAGGGCTGTTCTTGAAGTAACTGCTAGATCTGGTATGGGAATGCTGGAATCTATAGGCACAGGTTTAACAGGCGCTCCGATGGGGCCGTTTGGGTTTTCTTTTATGACTGGCGTAGGCTCTGCTAACGTAGAGTATGCAGCTTCGATAACTGAAGGTTTAAAAAAGGCTGGAGTTGACGTAACAGATGTAGAATCAATTGCTGATTTTGTTGCTGATGAAGATTCAATGAAAGAGCTTTATGAATATGCAGGAACTAGGGCGGTAGCAATAGGAGCTTTTGACACACTTACCGCAGGTATAGCAACAAAAACAAGACTTAATCCGATTTCTTCTATAGCAGCAAGTAAGTTTAGCAAAGAAGTACCATTTGGCGGGCAAGTTATTGAGAACGTAGCTCTTCAAACTGTCGTACAGATGGCTGGTGGTGCTTCAGGAGAGGCAACTGCTCAGATATTAACTGAAGGAGAAATAAAAGAACCAGGCGCAGTTTTTGCTGAGGCAATAGGAGAAATATCTACAGTCCCCGTAGATGTTGGTCTTTCTTACGGAGTTTATAAAACTGGTGAAAAGGGTGACGGCCAGTATTACATGGATGCACAAAACAAGATAAGGTTTACAACAGGAAAGGTTCCTAAAGGACTTGTAAAGTTAAACGAAGAAGACATCCCTAACGGAACAATGAGTATAGACAATGACGGTACTTTTGTTTTTGTCCCTGATGAAGACACAATCCAATCAGACTTACCCGACACACCACAAGAAACACTCCCATTAGAGGAAGAGCCTGCTCCAGTAGTAGAAGAGCCTACTAAAGAAGCTGATTCTACTCCAGTATTAAAACCTGTTCCTCCTGGCGTAGACTTAAACAATTTAAAAATAAAAACAAACAGAGCTACTACAGGTCAGGGCGACCCAGTTACAATTTTTACTTTAGGTGATATAAAACGCCAATACGTTAAATTACAAACAATGTCTGGCTCTACAATGGGTACTTATCATCTTAGAAATATGATGGGTGAATATGTTAATACAGAAACAGGAAGACCAACAGACAATGTTAGTGAAGCTAACACTGGCGAGACTACATTAAAAAATCTTAAACAAAAGTTAATGGATGATTACAAAGCTCAATTTGACGAGTCTTTGCCTACCGAAGCAACAACAACGGCTACTCCTGTTGCAGAAACAGACGACACACCTATAGACGACACACCTATAGACGACACACCTATAGACGACACACCTATAGACGATGTTCCTGTAGAAGACTCTGGGCTTAGTAGGGGTTACGAACGCGCTATAGAAGTTGCAGGCGATATCGGTTCTTTTGGATCTTTTGCTTTAGAGGATCTACAAAAAAGATTAAATGTTACTGAGGCAATTGCCCAGGATCATATTGATCAATTAGTTGCAGATGGCATATTGCAAGAAGCTTCTCCAAACGAATATGTTCTTGTTAATGATGAAATAGATGACACTGTTGGATCTAGCCCAGTCTTAGACGACATTCTTCCTGAAGATGACAATCCTTTATTAGACGACCAAACTGACGACTCTATATATGAAGACAATGAAGTTGGTGAGCCTTATAAAGTTAAATTTAAAACTGCTGGAAAAATTAATGTAACTTATAAAACTCAGATGAAGGGATTTACGCCTGGAGACAATGTAAGAGAAGACGTAGTATCATACAATATACTGATAAATGGAGAGCCTAGCGGTTTAGCTATAAGAAAAATAAGCAAAAAAGAAGCTTATCTTTTTGGACACAAAAAAGCAAAATATGCAGTTTACGAAGAAGGTATGCCAAATAGCCCTTATGACAATATAGGGTTTTTTGATACAAGAAAACAACTAGAAAATAAAATTCGTGCTGTTGCTGAAGCTGGAATAGCCCTTGATAGCGATTTAACTAAAAGAGGGTTTTTTGTTCCAACTAAGCCTGCTAGCGTTAAGCCTGAAGCTACGTTACCAGATATTGATCCTGACGCAACTGGGCCGATTGTTGATTTATCTCAGCGACCAGATCCAGGGTTTTCTCAAACTCCTACTCCTGCCAAAAATGCTAGCGTCTTAGCTCAGTTTGATAAAAACATGAGAATGTTTTACGCAGCGCAAGGGTTTAATTTAAACCAGCCATTTTTTCATTGGACTGAAAAATCTTTTGAGCAATTTGCAAAGTCTGTTAAAGGTAAATACGGGCAAGGCGTTTACCTATCTTCAAATAAGTCATACGGCAAAAGATATGTAGACTTAGATTCTCCTAACGCAAGGAGAGTAACTGCTTATGTAAAAGGCAAAATAGCAACAAGAGATGATTTGATTTTAGCTGATAAAATTGTTGGAGATCCTAACAGGTCTGTAGAAGAAAGAGAGACAGCAAGAAACAAATATTTAGAAGATCAAGGTTTTGTAGGGCTAAATAGCCTAGACGGAAAAGAAACATTAATATTTAATCCTGACAATGTTATAGCTACTGAAAGCTCATTCCAGACAAAAAAAGATAAAATTGATTATCAAAAAGCATCAGACATTATAAACAGATCAAATGAAATAACAGGTTCACAAGCTCCAGAATTTGGCCCTGGTTACAATTATGTAGGTCTTTTTGATGAGCATAGAAAGTCGCAAGGTACTCCTCCGCCAGACGCAAGCATAAACACTGCTTTAGGCGGTAAGGCTTCTAATCATCCTATAAGACGAGCAAAGATATTAAAACCTTTATTAAAAGCATTAAAGATACCTTTATTTAATGGAAACATTGCCAGGTCTATGAAGGTTGGTAAAAATGTTCTTGGGTATCATATTCCAGGAAAAGATGTTGTTAGAGTTGCAAGAGTTAATGATTTAGAAATTGTTGCTCACGAAATAGCTCACCTTATAGATTTTAGAAATCCAGAGATAAGAGAGTTTTACAGCTCAAACATATTCCCATCAGAAATGAAAGATCTACAGAGATCATTTATTGACCGTAAGGTTGTGCAAAATTATGTTCTAAAAAACCCACAATTCTCTGGGCCACAACCTTTGTTCGGGCCTGCTATTGAGATAAGAACTTTATCGTATGTAGACAATAATGATACTTTGCAGAAATCCAAAGGGCCAAGAAATTCACAAGCTTATAATCTTTCATTAAAAGAAGGATTTGCAGAGTTCCATAGATTGTATATGACTCAGCCAGAAGTTGCTAAAGAAATGGCTCCAAACATTTACAACTGGTATGAGAACTGGTTAAAAAGCTCTCCATATGGAAAGGCAATTAAAAAAGCACAGAAAGGAATGATTGACTGGTACAACCAGGATTACACCACAAGGTTTGCTTCTAAGATTGGTGATGAAGGATCAGTAAACACTAGCGGAACACGCAGGAGTAGGCTAAGACAAGCAACTATAGATGATATGCAGGGTGTCAAAAACTTTGTTTTAGCTGCTTACGAGCGCGGTGAGACTTTTCTTGACCAAGAAAATCCTTATCACTTAGTTCGCAATGTTAAAAACGCATCTGCATTTGTTGGCAAATCATTTCAAGATGGCGCTCCTGTAGTAAAGAAAACTATAGAAAACGGAAAAGTAGTTACTTCATTTGCATTTGAAGGTGTTAAATTAGTAGATGAGATAATAATGTTAGCTAGGAATAATCCAGACATAAAAGGCGATCATTTACAACTTTTCTATCATTACCTTTACGCACAAACTTCTTTAGAGCTGCAAGAGCAAGGTCGTCAAAACAGGTTTGACATTCCAGAAATGCAAGCAGTTATAAATACTGTTGAAGCAAATCATCCTCAAATGATAAAGGCTTTTGAAAACTATCTAAAATGGAATAGCCAAAACGTACAGTTTGGCATTGACATGGGACTGCTTAGTGAACAACAAGTAGGAAGATGGGAAAGGCAAAAATATGTTCCTACACTTACAGTGGAAACAAATAAAACAAAACAAGGCAGAAGTAGAAGGGTGAGCTTAGACAAGGCAGCATATTCTGTTCAAAGAGCTTACGGTAGTTCAGAAAACTTAGCGCCAGCAGGCGAGAATATTATAGCGCAAGTAACAATGCTTTTAACTCAAGCTCTGCACAATGAAGCAAAAAGAACAACTATCCAAGCAATACAAGCAAGCTCGGCAATGGGTATGTTTATGGAGCCTGCAAGAAAAGTTCCAAAAATGGAAAAGATTCCTAGATCGGAAGTTGAAAATATTGTCAAACAACTTATGAATAATTCTATTATGGATGACAATATAAGGGAAGAAGTTCTTGAGGAAATGATTGACACTCTTACAATGATGCCTGATTACATGCAGTTCTACACCTTTGGTCATTCACAAGGGGGCAAGAACATTGTGCAATACATGGACAAAGGTAAGCCATACGAAGTTGAAATTGTAGATGAACAGCTTTACAAATCATTCCAATCGTTTACACCCCCAAGAAAAAGCGCGTTAGTCAGGTGGCTTTCTCTTCCTAAAGTTATTGGGCAAACAACAATAACTCTAGGGCCAAAATTCTTACTTGCTAGTATATATAGAGAAACTATCGGTAACGCTATTTTCAGTAAGACAGGACAAATACCTTTTGCAAACTCTATAAAAGGGTTTTATAACGTGGCAACAAACAGCCCTGAGTATCAATCGTTTATTGCTAATGGTGGAGGGTATTCTTCTTATTTTACTAGCGAAGACATGCTAGACCTTGCAACGCAAAGGATAACCACTACAGGTAATAAAGCTGTATTAATAACTAGCGCTAGAAAGTTATTGTTAGAGTGGCAAAACTTAGCTAACAACGTAGAGATGGCGACAAAATTTGCAGAGTTTCAAAAAGCCAGGAAAAGAGGAGACAGTCCAAGATATGCCGCTTATTTAGGAAGAGAAATAGGTGGCGATTTTGCTATGAGAGGGACAAATGAAGGTTTTAATAATTACACTTCTACAGTTATGTTCCAACAGGCTGGTTTAACAGCTCTTGATTGGGGTTTTAGATCAGTTTCAGAAAAAAGCTCTCCAGGTCAAAGAAGAGCCGTAGCTGCCAAAGCTGGTGCATTTGCTTTATTCTCTGGCGGTTTAGTTGCCTACAGCTTAAAACATTTTAAAGAAGAGTATGACGAGCTAGAAGATTGGGAAAAATTAGCTTATTCAAATATTTTTTACAGAGACCCACTTACGGGAGAAGTAAAATTATTTAGGTTGCCAAAACTATATGAAATTGGTGTGATTGCAAACATAGCGGAACAATCTGTTGAATTTGCTTATGCAGTAATGACTGGCGATACAGCAAACGCTGACCAAAAAGAATTTGCGGCAGGTACTTTTGAGACAATGCTCAGACTTGTTAGTACACTTCCTTTAATTCCTCAATTTATAAAAGTAATAGGGGAGCAAGCAATTAATCAAGACTTTTTTACTGGCGCACCTATAGAAACAATGGGCATGGAAGCAATGCCTGCAAGCCAAAGACAGAAAAAGGGAGGAAGTCCTCTTATCAGCGCAATGACTGATAGATTTGCAGGTACACCTTTTGATGATTACGCTTCTGCTCCAAGGATTGAACATTTTGTTAATTCAATTTTTAACGGAGCTTCTGAAACGGCTTTAGCGTTATTAGACACAGCATACTACGCTGTTAGTGATGACCTTTCTCCTCCAGTTAATAAGCCATTAGAACAATTAACTGATTCAATTGCTTTTTGGGATGGCAAAACTATTGCTGAAGGGAGAACTAACACAAAATCTGTAACTGAGTTTTATGAAGCTTTAAATGGAATGCAAGAACAATACAGAGCTATGCGTACACAAGCAAAAAGAGGTCAAAATGAGAGAGCTGTAAAAAGCATGCACAGGTTTAATGAAGCTGGAGGGATTCTTGATTACAAGATTGCTGTAGCAACTAACAGAGATATAACTAAACTTAGGCAGATGATAGATTACGTTTACTACAGCAAAGAGTACACGATAGATGAAAAGAAATCTTTAACTGAAGCACTTTATTCAGCAATAAATGCCAAAGCAGCCGAAGCTTTAGATGCAATGTATATGGAAATCAAAACAGAACTTGCCGAAGAAGATCTTAAAAAGATTGAAGGCTAAGGTTTTTGTCTAGGAAGGATAGTGTTTTTATTTTTTTTAAGTTGTGAATCTTTTTTCTTACGGAATATCTTATCGTAGTTCTCTTTGAACTCCTTACGACTGACTTCCATTGGTCTTGGCTTTGATCCTTTACCCATAATAAGTACCGACTGCGGGAGAAGCTGGTCGGTGCAGCTCTGGAGGAATGCCTACCCACTGGCATGTTCACTTAACTATGTTGCCTAAGTATAGACTACATACTATCTAAAGGTCTAGTTGTTTTGGGTTCCAGGTATTCTATCAGCGTACACCAGTCAGCAGGAATAGAAGTACAACCACCCCCTTGGGTTATCTCTTTTTCAGTCTGGCACTTAGCCGCAGATGTCATTATGGTTATTTTTTCATCGGTGTTTTCTACAAGCCAACCAACTGTATAACAAACAGCCATAGGTGTATTAACGCAATCCTGGATGTCTAACCAGCCTTGTTCACCTTCTTGAGCGTCATTCCAAGTTACTCTAACTATTGGGTACATAAGCCCTCCTAAAGTAATGGATTAACTTTTCTATTGCTTATTTTCTCAAGTCTGCTCTCAACACTTTTAAGTTCGACTTTAATTGTTTCAACTTCTGTTTCAAGGACTCGTATGTCTGATTTAATTTGACTTGTGCTTGGGACACGTATTCCCGCAACCTTGTTAGTTGTAGCTTTAATCTGTCCCCTAAGCTGTTCAATTTCTTTACCAATGCGTCCAATGTCATTATCTTCTATCCTCACTTCTAGTTTAGTTAATCTGCTTTCCAGTCCAGTACCGTCAGTAGCGTTTGTTTCTATTTTTGTCAGCCTGGACTCCAGGTGAGTTGCGTCAGTAGACGCTTCTAACTGCAATACTTTTTCATTCAATGTTCCGTAGCCTACAGCTACTCCACCAATAGAACTTGCTATGCCTATCCATAAGGCAACATCTTGTGCATTCATCGAGGTATTATCTCCAAAGTTTGTTGAGCTTCATTTGAGTACAAAAAGTACATTTCACTCTCAACCCCTGTATTGTGGGCCTCCCAATCTAGGTTTAACTGCCTTACGTTTAGCTGGTCTATAGATATAGCTGTATTAGTAAAGAAGTCCATAACCGTGTTCGTAGCCATAAATGAGCTGGCTATTGTGTCTATAACAAAAGAATCCTGGGCATAGCCCTCAATCATATTCTTAGTCATACTGGCTTCTAGCATCCCGCTAATGCTGGTATTGAACTTTTGGCGGCTAGATTCTTTTATTGCTCGAAGGTCATTGTCAGTTGCATATTGCTCAGCGTTAATCTTAGTTTGTTGATCGCCAGTGACAAGCATATCCGCTATCTCTGTAACTGCAGCTATCTCGCTTGCAGCCTCTATTAGAGTCTCTTTCTCTTCTTCATAGGTGTCTTGCTCTAGGTCAATCATATCGTTCAGGAGAACGGCTGTAAGAGCCTCTGGGGTGCTATTTACTAGGCCATCAGCGTAAGCCTGGTTAAAGACATCCATCTGCTCTGGAGTCAGCTCGTACTGAGTGCCGTCATCGTTGTTGTATATGATTGTGTTGCCATCGAGCATGGACTGAGTAGTCCACTGGATGTAATCTTGGATGTTATTTGTTATTACATTGTTTATCGTAGACGTGCTTTCGCTTAACGCTGTCATATCGAAGTCGTTTTCGCTCGCAATCGTCTTTGTGGACAGCAGGAGCATCAGGAACAAAACTAGGGTTTTCTTTATAGAAGTCAAGAGCTTCATCTCCAATTAGCCCTTTTATTGGGCATGGTGTTTGTGCATTACGCATTGCCCACCACACTCTTGCATCTTGGCAAAGAATAGAAGTGGCAGCCACTTTTAATCCAAGCTTCTCTAGTTGCCTAGAAAGCTTTAGCCTCTCACAGTTTTGGTCTACTTTCATTTTACTCGCGCTAATACCAATCTGTAATGTTTGCATACCTGCTCCAGATGTCACTATGCAGGTGTCAGTTTGATATGTTGGAGTAGAGGGTGCTACCGCAGTTGTTACAGGCATTCCTTCCTGGTTCACAGTAGTCTCTGTTGTAGTAGTTATTGTTTCAGCCTGCTGGTTGGTTCCAAAGTCCCCTACATTAGCCTCCGAACCAAAAGCACGAGGCGCTATAAAGATATAGAAAACCAGTAGCAGTATTGCCCAAACAATGTATTTATTCTCCCACATAGGTGTCTTCTTTGCCAGTAAGCTCATCTTTTGGGCTATGATAAACATCGACTTGAGCCAGACAATGCGGGCATGACAAGTTTGTAACTATCCGATAAAACTCACTTTCTTCATCAATATCGTGGTCGCCACCCCAGATTAATTCAGTATTACATACCCAACAATTCACTTTCTGCCTCCAATGCGCTGTTTAAAAAATCAGCAATAATTTTAATGTCATGCATTGTTTGCAATGTAAACTGATTGCACCCTGCATGCACTGATTGATTTGTATTGCAGATCGAAAAACTTACTTCTTTATCAAATGGACAAAAATGAACCGACATTTCTACGTCAGCCTGGTCATTAACTATAAGTAAGCTTAGCTCTTTGATCATGCAATTCTCTCCAAGTGGTCATTAATTTGATCTTTCCAATCATCAATCAAGTCTTGCAACTCAATCCTATCTAATTTAGAAACAACATTCTTTTCTAACATTTCGTCAACTTTGTCTCTGCCGTACATGTCTTCCATGTATAAAGTGTATCTGCTTTCAGCGTTCCCAAATTTCATTCCAAACCCGTTGCAACCTGCACACTGAGGATGCACGTTCTCCTCTACCAAAGCCCACATGTTTCTGCCACCGTTTCCTTTGGCTATGAAATGACCGCCTTGCATGCCATCATTCCAGTGCTTTGTAACACCGCAGGTCACGCAAGAACAATAGCCATTGTCGTCAGCCGCCTTGAGCCTCACAAGCTTCTGCAAGGTCGTCAAGGCTTCTTTCCTAAGCTTCTGGACAGTCTTAGCTTTCTTTTTTGGCATACTTTATTTCATTCTCATATTCAGCAGTGGACTTAACATTAATATAAGTGCAAGACTTAACAAGAATGCCTTTGCAAAAGTAACCTAGAAGATCGCCCTTAGCACTATGGACTGGTTCCAACAACGCCCCGCAATCAGGGCATGGAATAACAGTATTACTCATGAAATAAACCCTGTTGGCTTTTATCTGTATCAGGTTTAAATTCAACATCGACCAGGCGGTAATCTTTTCCACCAGTTTTTGATTTAAAAACTTGGCTTGATGGTTGGAGCCTATCTAAATCCTGGGATCTTAGCGTCATCTTAGACTCACCAAAACTAATACATAAAAGCCCATCAACTTTAGCTTTTTCAATCTCATAGTCTCTAACCGAAACAAACTGGCCCTTCCACAATTTTTTAACTTTCTTCTTCATTTGATTCCTCCTCTACTTCTGGCAAGCAACCCTCACAAATCCAGGTGTACTTGCCAATAGCCAAACAAGGCGACCAGTCGTCATCTTTTAATTGATCACAACGGTCGCAAGTATAGACAGCCATTAAAATGGAATGTCGTCTTCAAAGTCATCAGCACCTGCTGGTTCAGCAACTTTAGGTTCAGCAGCTTTAGGTGCATCCTTCTTCCAAGAATCCTTCTCTTGAATAGACATACTCATAAAACTTTTACCTGCTTGAGACTTCTTAATCCAGGCAGACACTTCAAAGTCCTTGCCACCAACATTTAGTGGGCCTCGATAGTCAGGCTGGTTACCTTGCTTGGTTTCGTTCTTAAACAATGCACCAGAATTAGTGTTATCGTAGTTACTCATATTCCTCTCCTTAATTAATTTTAGTAAAGTCTAACGGTACAAACCCATCGCCAATATCAGAAGAATACTTCAAGACATTGGAAATGCGTAAATAATTTGCTGCAGGCATTATACCAGCAGCTTGATGATCATAACTAGCATCAAAAAAAACAAGCCTATTGCCCTTGTAGCCAATAAGCCTATGTACTTTATCATCGTTAAATATATATAGTCCACCACCCCATTCTTCTTTCCACTCCATTTCTGGGTAGTAAAGAGCAGTATAAGTTTTCCCTGCTCCGCTTTGGAAGTCAGAATGTTTTGATGGATAAACCCCATGCGTATGCGAGTTACTATAGAAATCACACAATCTTAGCTTACCAATAAGCTTTTCTGGCATATGAGTATGAACAGCAAATGCCATAGGACAATCTTTTATGTGCCAATGAAAGTTAGGAACCGCCTTGTCACCAGGCCAATAAAACTCAAACTTTTGCTTAGCCATAACATCACAAAAAGATTGTGCTATCTTGTCTGGGAAGAAATTGTCTATAACAATAATGTCCACCCTAGACTCCTTTTAATAATCTGCGCTCTTCAGTCGTAAATGGTGCGGTAGAAACCTTAGTAGGCGCTTGCCACATAGCTCTTTGATCCTCTTCCTCAATCTCACCAAATGCTTCTTTGGCAAACTGTATATTATTTTCAGAAGGATCAGAAAGATATTCTTTGACAGCCATAACCGATTGTTTATTTCGTGCCACAGCCATAGCGCAAAGCTCTTCTACGCTAGGCTCATCTGGCTTTCCCCGCATCATTGCCGCCTCTGCGTCATCGTCAGCAGTAGGTATACCAGCCATAGCCTGTAACGCATAACGCCTGGCGTAAGTTATTGCAGAGCCACCTGCTTGTGGATCAGCTTTGGTTATAGGTAAATAAAACTCTGACTCGATAAACTGGCCAGAAGTGTGCATGAGGATTGTCTTAACGCCAATACCTTTGCCACCATCAGAAGTGGTAGGTAATTGCACATAGGACAAACCGTTCTTGTTGAACGGCTCCTTAATAGCTTTGATTACGCTAGTGAGATCAGCGTAAGATGATTTAAAGAATGGATTCTTAGCGTCTTTAACAGCGCCTCCCATTTCATTTTGGGCTTTGCATAAAGCTGTTGCCAGCTCGTTTAGGTTCTCTGATTTATTCATGGTTCCTCCTCTCAAAAAGGCAAGTTGTCGTAATCAATATCTTCACCAATAGCGTCATAAACAAGATCTACTTTATCTTCTATGAAGCCTAGCATCTCCATTCTACCCATACTTGTGTGTTGCACAAGAGCATTAAGAACATTTAAAAATTCGTATTCTATGCTGGCTTCCAAATGATCAGCAGGATCTCCTTCTGACTCTGTTATTGTTACTAAAGTTTTAATCTTCCCCATCTTCTTCCTCCTCACATACTGGACAATACAGTTCTAAAGTTACTCCCATACCATGACAACTACTGCATAACGTGCCTTCAGTGTAGCCTTCACCGCATCCACCACACTCACTGCACATAACGTCATCAAGATAACTGTTACAAACATTGCACTTACTCGGTCGTCTCATTTCCCCTCCAGGTGTTGACGTTGTATTAAAGATAGCTTACATTAAAAAAGATTGCAATGAAAGAGGGCTTTAATATGATTTTAGAAGAAGACAAGTACGAAGAAATGGTTGATTACTTTGGTGAGCCGAGATTGGTTGCTGAGTTTTTTGACGTTAGTGTGCAGGCTGTTTACCAATGGCAGCATGAAATGCCAAGGACAAGGTGGGATCATTTCCAATTATTGAAAAAGTTTGAAGGGAAAAAAGGAGGAAAGGATGTCGGCAGATGAATTGATTAATAAATTGGCAATGGTTAAAGAAGTTAAGCCTAGAAAGAAGCACAGAAGGTCATGGATTGCACAATGCCCAGCACACAGTGATAACAGCCCAAGTCTTTATGTTGACGAAGGTGAGTCAGGAAATGTTTTGATCAAGTGTTGGGCAGGTTGTGGGGCTACTGATGTAATAGACGCTGTTGGTGTGCATATAACAAGTTTGTTCCCTGATGATGATTACGATTCGAGGGCCAGGAGGCAGAAAAAAGACGTGGATTACCATGAGCTTCTTCTCCAAATTTCTGAAAGTAAAAGAAACAATGGTGAAAAACAAAGCAAGGCTGACAAGCAATCAGAGCTAGAGTCTTATATTGCTATGAGAGGCTCTAGTTGAGCGCTAGAGCAACTTTCTGGGCTTGGGAGCAGGAAGTATCAAGCAGTGAGAAGTTTGTCTTATTGTGTTTGTCAGACTGCCATAATGCAGACACTGGGCAATGTAATCCTAGTGTGGCTTATGTCGCTAGGAAAACAGGTTTGAATCGTAAGACTGTATTAAAATCTTTAAAGTCTTTGAATGAGCAAGGTCTGCTTTCTAGGACAAAAGTGGAGGGTTCATCTAATCTATATCACCTAAGCCTGGGTAGTACCAAAACAGGCATAGGGGTAGCCCAATTTATACCTGAAGCAGTACCAAAACAGGGACACAAACCTAAAAGAGAACCTAAAAAGAACCTACGCTATGAAAAAGGTGATATGGATGCAGTTGAAACCATATTCAACTTACTTCTAGTGTTGAACCCTAAGCACCGTAAACCCAATATGGAGCAGTGGGCCAATGAGGTTAGATTAATGCGTGTTAACGATGGTCATACTCACAGTGAGATCCTAGATTTATTTAGGTTTGCCAATAGCGACAGTTTTTGGAAGTCAAACATCCTAAGCCCTAAAAAACTACGGGAGAAGTGGGATGTATTGACAATCAAAAAAGGTGATACAAATCAACAACCTGTCGAGATATGGGCATAGTGACAGAACTATCGTTAGGTTCTGTCGGTAAAAATGAGCCATTTAAGGGTATAAAGGTTTTCCCTTATCTGGCTCTTTTCGGACACTTTAATGTGTTATGTGTCCTTAATGCAGGTTTTCATGCCCTTAATGCAAATAGATTTGGTTTTTTAAGGATGATTTATTGGTTTAGCGTTCTTAATGCATACGTTAATGCAAATGGGTAAGAAAACTAATTTGCAATTAAATTACCGATTGAATATTCAACGAAAGTTTAGAAAATTCAACAAAAATGGAGAGAGATATGAACAAGATTGATTTGACAGACAAAGAATTACTCAGCTTTATAGGTAGGCAGGAGTCACAAGAGATAGGCACTTTCGATTCTTATGGAGAAAGGTTGTTGCATCATATGAGCCATGGTCATGGGCTAGTGGGAGACAAATTGCCGTGGTCTAAAACGCACGACTCAGTGAGATTGGGTGAATCACAGCTTTCGATATGGAGTGGTATCAACGGGCATGGCAAGACATTGCTCCTTAGTAATGTTTGCACTCACTTGATGGCAAGGGGTCGAAGGGTGCTCATAGCGTCAATGGAAATGAAGCCAGAAGAGACTTTGCAGTGGATGTGTTCTCAGGCGGCAGGATGTACTCCATCAAAAGAGTTTGCAAAAGGCTGGCTAGATAGAATGAAAGAAGTTGGCCATATTTATGACTGCTTAGATAAAGTTCCGCAGGAACGCATACTCGGTCTAGCGCATTATGCAGGTCAAGAATTAGATATTAATCACCTTGTTATTGACAGCCTGACCATGTGCGGAGTGGGTAGAGAAGACTATGCCCAGCAAGCAGAGTTTGTTAATCAACTGAGAGCTGCTGCAAAAATAAACAGGATGCATATCCACCTAGTGTGCCATATGAGGAAGGGAGCCGATGAGAACGAAAGAGTTGGCAAGTTCAACATACGAGGTGCTGGTGAAATTACTGACTTAGCTGATAAAGTCTTTGTAGTTCATAGGAACAAGATTAGAGAGCAGGCTCTTATGTATAAAAGTCTCGGAAAGCCACATGACAAAAAGTGTTTAGAAGAACAGCCAGATGTTTACTTGAATCTTGTTAAGAATCGACAAG